CCCTTCTCTGACCTCGCGGTGAACGCCTGGAACGCCGCCACGGGCGGGCGCCAGGCGACGCCGTCGCAGGCGGTCGAGGGGCTGATGGACCGCGCGGGCCTGCCTCGCCCGGCGACGTCCGCCGAGCGCATCGTCGGCACGACCACGCGCGCGGGCGTTGAGGCCCTGTCGGGCGCGGGCGCGGCGCGGGCTATCGCCGGGCTTCCTGGCGCGATGGCACCCGCCGCCGGGCCTTCTGTCGGGCGCGGGGTGGCGGAGACGCTGGCCACCGGGCCGGGCGGGCAGGCCGCTGCGGCGGCGACTGCAGGCGGCACGACGCAGTCCCTCCTTGAGGCTGGCGCGCCGACCGAGGTCGCGGTACCTGTCGGCATGGCGGCCAGCATGATCCCCACGCTGCGTCCGCAGAACGTGTTCCCCGCGCGTAACCCGCCCATGCGCGAGGAGAACCTGTCGATCCTCCGCCGGGCGGGTGTCCCCCTCACCCCCGCGCAGGAACTCGGCAACCCGAGCGCGTCCGTCTTTGAGGACGTGATGCGCTACCTGCCGACGTCGGCGCCCCGGTCTGCGGCGGCGCAGGACGACGCGATGCGCGGCTACACGCGGGCGCTGCTGCGGCAGGCTGGGGTGGACAGCGATGTCGCCACGCCTGACGTGCTGAACGCTGCGCAGCGCGCCTTCGGGCAGCGGTTCGACGCCCTTGAGGCGGCGACCGTGCTGCGGCCCGACCAGCGTTTCGACGCCGAGCTTGGGGCCATGCGGCAGCAGTACACGCGCGGCCTGGACGAGTCCCTTTATCGGGCCTTCGACGGCCAGCTTCAGCGCGTGCAGGACTTCGCCGCAGCGCGGGCGCAGGGCGCCGAGATGCCGGGCGCGAACTACCGGGTGATCGTGGGCGAGCTCCGCACCGCGTCCAGCTTGGCGCAGAACAGCGACAACCCGGCGATCCGCGAGTACGGCAAGGCCATGGACCGCCTGCGCGAAAGCCTCGAGGGGCTGATGGAGCGATCGGCGGGCCGCCAGCCCGCCGCTACGCCCGGCACGCAGGTGGCGGTGGCCGGTGGCCCGCGCCAGCAGCTGCCGGCGGTGCGGGGGCAGGGGCAGCAGGCCGACGACCTAGCGGAACGGTGGCGCGAACTGAACCGCGAGTACGCGCTGTTCTCGCGGGTGCGCGAGGCCATGGGCGGCGCGGCTGGTGGCCGGGACAAGATCAACACCGGCTTCATCCCGCCGGGCGCGATCGCGCAGGCCGAGCGGTCTTCCCTGGGGCCGGAAGCCTACGGGATGGCGCAAGACCCCTTCACGCGCCTGGTGCGCGCGGGCGAGGCCGTGCTGCCGAACCCGACGCCGAACAGCGGCACGGCGCAGCGCAGCTTTGCGCAGAACCTGCTGACGGGAGCCCGCACCAGCGCGGCCCCCACGGCGGCGCTGGGCGCGGGCGGTGGTGGCGCGGCGGCGGCTGGCATGCTGGATCCGGTAACGGGCCTAGCGATGAGCCTGGGCATCCCCTACGCCGCGTCGCGCCTTTGGTACGGGCGCCCGCTGACGATGGAGCGGCAGGGTATCCTTGGCCTGCAGTCTCTGCTGGGAGCCGAGGAAGCCGCAGGCCGGTAAAGAAAAGCCCGGCCCCTTGCGAGGGCCGGGCAGTTGCCTGCGGGAGGACAGGTCAGGAGGAAAACAAAAACGCGTCACCCACACGCATTCAGACGCATCTGCCGGGGCGAAGTCAACCTATTTCAATCCGTTACCCGGACAGGCCGCACAGGCCGCAAAATCGGGCATTAGGCGCAGCACATACCGCACGGAAATCAACGAGATAGCACACGCTTTCGGTCCTCACATGATGGTGGGATGCCCGCCCAAGTGCCTTGATTTTCCAGCAAGTTAGTGACGGCTTTACCCCGAGGCGTTACCCGGCGGGGTAAAAGCCGGGTAAACCGGCTAAACCGGGTAAACCTGCTAAACCCCGCCTCACCCATTCACGACGCGGTCCATGGTGGCCGCGAGCTCCTGGTCGTCGCCCGTCAGGACGCCCGCGTAGACGATCATCGTCACCTCCACGTTGGCGTGGCCCAGGCGCTCCGACACGGCCTTCAGCGGCATCTTCTCGCGCAGCAGGTGGGTGGCGTGGCTGTGCCGCGTGGAGTGCAGGCAATACCCCTCGTCCAGGCCGATAGCCCGCAGGGCGTCCTTTGTCGCGCTGGTCATGTAGGAGAGGGTGGGCCGGTCGCCCCACACGGTTTGCAGGACGTGCTTGTCGGGCTTGCCGGCGCAGGCCTTGAGCTCGTCCCAGAGGGACTTGGTCATGCGGATGGAGCGGACGGACTTGGCCGTCTTCGGCTTCTTCTCGTACTCGGCCTGCCCGACGCGGACGACGGTGCGGGCGACGTGGACGATCCCCGTCTCTAGGTCGACGTCGGACCACCGCAGCGCGCACATCTCGCCGCGGCGCATGCCGGTGGCCAGCGCGAGGCGGATCATGCGGCCCAGGAAGGGCTTGTCGGCGGCGTAGGTGAGCAGCGCCTTGATGTGGCGCTTCTCCAGCGGCTTGCGCGCCTCGCTCTCGCCCTTCGGCGCGGCCACCTTCTTCATCGGGTTCTTGGCCAGGACGCCCGCCGCGACGGCCTGGTTGAACATGGCCTTGAGGTGGTGGTGGGTGATCGTCATGGTCCCCGGCCCGACCTGCCGGATGCGCGACAGGTAGAACTCCTCGATGTCGTCCCGGTCGATCGACTTCAGCGGGCGGTCGCCGTAGAGGGCCAGGAAGGACTTGATGAGGTTCTCCTGGCTGGCGTGCGTCAGGTCGGAGATTTGCTGCAGCCCGACGCGCCGACGCTGCCACTTGGCCCAGTGCTGGCGAACCGTGTCGGCGGTGATCTCGACGAGGTCGCCCGCGTGGGCGCTTTTGAGGAGCTCGATGCGGCGCGCCTCCGCGTCGATCTCCGTCCCCTTCAGCGTCTCCGTCGAGAACTTGCGGCGGCCCGCCTCGTCCTTCGTCTCGATGCGGATGCGCCACACGCCGGGGGCGCGCTGGAACTTCGTCACCTTCATCTCGTCTGCCATTGCCATCTCCATCGGGTCTGTACCCCGAAGGATAGTGGGAATTGCGTCTAGGACGCAAGCCGGTTGATATGGGGTCTAAACTTTTTTCACCGAGGGCCATTTTCCCTATTGCGTCTAGTCCGTCAGGCGGATAGGTATGTCTCACCGGACGCCGATCGGGGCGCTGGGAGCGATGGAGATGGAAATGGCCGCACCCCACACCGACACCTGGACCTTCGCCAACCGCGCGGAGGCGCACGCCACCCTCGAGTTGCACGGCTACACGCGCCTGCCGGCTGCGCAGCAGCCTGTCGAGCGTTGGGCCACCCAGAAGTGGGACGACTTCGGCGTGGAATACACGTCCTTCGCCTGCTCCGCGGGTCGCCTGCCGTGCGGTGGCGTCGCCTACTCCATCACCGACTACGGGCGCACCGACGTGCGCCCCATGCATTCGTAAACGGGAGGAAGACCATGGAAACCAATTCCCCTTACTACTGGCTTCGGGCGATCGGCGGCGGCCTGCTGTTCGCGGCTGGCATGTTCGCCTTCTTCTTCGTCGGCGGCCTGTTCACATGAGCCCCTACGTCATCCCCGAGACGATCGGCGTGCTGCGTGCGCGCATTGACGTACTCGAGCAGCTGCTGCGGCAGGTGCACCCCGAAAGCCAAGAGGCCTTCCGCATCCACCAGAAGCTGGCCCAGACGGGCCGCCAGTTGGCGGTGAAGGAAGGCCGAAGCGCGGAGATCAAGCTGTGACCATCGGCAACCTGCTGGCCACCCGTGAGCAAACCCACGGCGACTACCGCACGAAGGCGGAGACGATCCAAAGCCTCAAGCGGCGCATGCGCTGCCCGGACGGCTGGGACAACCTCACGCCCTACCAGCGCGAGAGCCTAGAGATGATCGCGTCCAAGATTGGGCGCATCCTGCACGGCAACGCCGATGAAATTGACCATTGGCAAGACATCGCCGGCTACGCCATGCTCGTTGTCCGCGAGCTTGAGGCTCGCCCGACTTCCGCCGCCGGAGGCGCGGAACCCCCGCCGGGAAATGCGATCCCCCCAAACGCGCCCGGCGGGGAGCCTCCCGCGCCGAGCGCCAGCCCGGCTGGCTGGGCCAGCTTCGGGTTGCCCCGGCAGACATGACAGCAAGGAAACACAGAGCATGTCCAAGACCTTCTTCCGCACCGACTTCGGTCAGCTGCTGCTGGCCTTCGCCGGGATCATGCTGGCGTCCTTCTTCGGGACGCTGATCGCCGGGGCGCTGATCCTCGCGGTGATCGGCTAATGGCCGACCTCTACCTGGACAGCATCGAGGTCTGCCGCCGCTTGGCCGCGGCGTGCAAGGCCGCCGGCAGTCAAAAGGCCTTCGCGGAAAAGCACGGCCTGTCTCCGGCCTACGTCTGCGACGTGCTGAACGCGCGCCGCGAGCCGGGCGAGTCCATCCTCAACGCGCTGAATTTGGTGCGTGTCGTTCGTTACCGCGCAAAGTCAATCACGGCTGCGCGAGCAAAGGAGGAAAGCAAGCAGTGACCTGGGAACGGATCAACACGCAGCTGGGGCGGACGGAAAGCGTCACCGTCGCCTGGCGCATCCCCGGCGGGAGAGCGACACCCGCAATGGCCCTGTCTCTCAGCAAGGCCGCCTGCGCGCGGCTGGGGCTTGAGAAGATCAAGGGCAAGCCATCTCGGGTTTACGTCGAACGGGACCGGATGGCCGGCAAGGTCCGAGTAACAAAGGCGCCCGACAGCGCCATGCGCCACGAAGCCCGCGCCGTCGCGTGGAAGGATGGCTGCTGCACCATCACCGTCCCCCTCGACGACGTACACCTCTCCGAGAAAAAGCCCGCGCAAGACGTAGCGTGGTCGGTCGAAGGCGGGTGGATTGTGGTGAAGCTGCCGCACTGGGCGTGTCCCGTCGTGCGTGTCAATGTCCCAGGGAGGGCCGCGTGATGTCTGACGCAATGCTTCAAGTGCCGATGTCGGCCCGGCCTTTCGTGGAGACAGCCGAAGCCGACGCCAACATGACCTGCCGCCAGGTGGCGATCCTGCTGATGATGGCCCACCATCCGGGCCACAGCGTGAAGCACATCGCCAAGGCTCTCGGGCTGTCCAAGCCGGTCATCACACGGGCGACCGACAGGCTGGTGCTGCTGAAGCTGGCCGGTCGATCGATGTCGTCTAGCGACAGGCGCCAAGTCGAACTCACGCCCACGCGCTCCGGCTTGCGCCTGCTGCGCGAAGCTGGCTTGTGGCCCTCCGCGTGAGGGTGCGGATCATGGAAACGGACCCCGTGCGTCTCGCGGCCATGGCCGAGGACTACGGGGTCCGCGTTGTCGCCGGGCAAGCGGTGGCCGTCACGCAGGTGGCCATCGCGGACGTCTACTTGCGGGAGCTCGACGCGGAGACACGCCGCGCGATGCGAGCGATGAGGGAGAGAAGGGATGGCTGACACCAGCGACGACGCCGTCGAAAAGCTGATAGCGTTCCACGCGCTGTCTTCGGAGAGCGGCGCCGCCGATACCGCCGCCATGCTGCTGGCGCTGCTGGGCGAGCGCGATCGCCTGCGCAAAGAGCGCGCCCGCCTTTCTGCGGATGTCGCCCAAGCGCACCGCGACATCCTGCCGTGGATCGCCAGGGTCTGGCAACTCATCGCCGCGCTCGATCAGGCCGAGCAGGCCATGCGCGAGGCGGGCGCAGTCTACGGAGCAGACGCGGCGCGGGCCGCGCTCAGAAAGGAGATCAAGGCATGACCACCGAACAGCGCCGCAGCTGCGCCGACTGCCGCTATACCGCCGGCCAGGAGGGCGGATCCCTCGCCTGCCAACGCTATCCGCAGCCGCACCGCGTCGCGCGGTCCTACCTGTGCGGCGAATACAAGGCGCTTGTGGAAGAAAAGGCCGAGGTGACGAAGCCGCGCGGCCTACGCGCGCGCCTTGCGATTAGCGAGCCGCCGACCGTCACGCGCGCCGCCGCCGAGGACTGAGATCAGCTGCGACGCAACGTCAGGCGCGACGTCCTGACACAGCACCACGCGCACACGCCCCTCCTCGAGCACGTCCATGCGGAACGTGCCGACGACGGGCGTGTCGACGTCGCGCGATACCGCAGGCTCGATGCGTTTCCCGCGCAAGCCCAGGCCCCGCGCGACGTCCTCTAGGGTAACTCCCAGCATCACCGACAGCGTCACCGCGCGAGAGAGCGGAGGGTCCGCCCCCTCCTCGCCGGAGATGAAGCGCGAGACGGACGGCTCCGCCACGCCCCAGGCTCGCGCTAGGTCGCGCTGCGAATAACCCTTCGCGGCTAATCCCTCTCGGACCCAGCCGTTCCTGTCGCTTTTTCGGGCAGTGCTCATTGTGCATCGGGCGCAAATTGCGAAGCTTTATGCATCTTATCACCACAGAGTTCCACATCGGCAGCGCGCGCCGATACAGTTTGCGCGCAACACAACTAAGACCAACAACCTGCCGCTGCCGACTCCCATGGACACCCTTTGCATATCGGTATCTCAAGCGTCAAAACTACTTGGCATTAGCAAGCGAAGCCTCTACAGCTACATCGAGGTCGGGCTGTTCCCCGCGCTGCGGATAGGCCGCCGGATCCTCATCCGGCGCGCCGACATTGAGCACATGCTCAAGCCGCGGTCGTGACAACAGTCTGGTTCATCGTGGGCCTGTTCGTCGGGGGCAATCTTGGAATGTTGCTCGCGGCGATCCTGGTCATAGCCAAGGAGGAAGAAGATGCCGTCTCACGTCGGGATGCCCGCAAGTGACTACCACAAGGTAGAAGCACTCAGCGCATCCGGGGCGAA